CCGAATCGATGCGCCAGGCTTTTTCGATAATCCGCTGACGCGCGCCGCATGGTGTAATGCGGAATGGTTCGGCCCGACCATGAGCATCCTTGACCCCGTGAAGGACGTGAACGGCTCACATCTGCGTACAGAGTACGGTCTTAGCACACTTGAACGCGAGGCGGCAGAGACGACAGGCTCAGACTATGAGGAGAATCTGGAACAGCTCGCCTATGAGCGGGACTTGCGGAAGAAACTTGGATTGTTAGAGGAGGGTGCTTGACATCTCGAGCTAGATGAAGTATGCTCTTAACAGCTACACTAAATGAAACCTATATTATATAACAAATGTACTGCGCACGAAGAGATCTATAAGTCCTCAAAATGTATGAGAAAAAGCACTCCTGCATTAGCATGAGTGCTTTTTCTATGCCGTGATATTATCTTTTCGCTCTGCGATATCCAGCTGCACGCGCCTCGTCCTCGGTGAAAAACCATGCTTCCGGGATGGTCTTGTTGTAGGACGCACCGCCAGGGACGTGATAGATTCGTTCGCCCTTGCTGTTGATGTTTCCCTTGATTGTCTCGCCGTTCGGACCGGGACCGCTATTGTTGACATGTGCTGCCGGTGCTTGCCGTGACGATGACTGCGCCTGTGGCGCGGGGGCGCTTGCTGCGGGTGGAGGAGTGGTGGCATTCGGGTCGAACTCCTCTGACTTCCCGTTTCTCAGGATGGAATATCCTTCATTCCCTGACTTCTCCGTGTTGTAGGTGACCACAGCAAGCCCGGCACCGTTGCATAGGAGCATTGCGCGGTATTGCTCTACAGACTGCGATATGTCTGGTAAAACGTCTTTTATGGCAGTAACAGCGGTGGCTTTTCCTGCGTCAACATCATCGCTTGGCATATCCATCTCAAAGTCAACCACGTATGTTTGGTCGTGGAACTCCGAAACGGAAATGTTCTTCACCTTGTTGCCGAGTTTTGCTTCTATCGCTTCCTTGATGGATGCTTTGTCCTTTTCTATGGCAGAGACTTCCTGCTGTTGTTCGACTGTGGGCGCAGGGGGCGGTGGTTCTTTTTTGTCGGATTTTGGAATCGCCAAGATGAACAACCACAAAATACCAAAGACCGCAATGCTCTTCCATCGTGTGTGCCTGTCACGATTGAAGAACAATAGTGCAAGTCCCAATGGAGGGAAGAAGATTAGCGCGAGCCACATAAGCCATGATTTCTGATACCATTTTGTTTTTTCATCCATCGTACATTCCTCCTATCAGTGGGAGAAATTCTATCTAATTGCGTTGGATTCCTGTAAGGATGTGAGAAAAATTAAAACTGTTTCGTTTGTGTGAGGTAGTTTTGATATATGGCTTCTGCTGCTTAAATGGAAATTTTTAAAAAGCCTCTTGACATACTACAATGATTGTAGTATTTTTGTAGTTGTAGGAGGTGAAAAAAGTGAATGATCGTGCCTTGAACATTAAGCTCCCAGAAGCTCTTTACGAAGAGCTAAAAAAAGCGGCAAGCGAGAAAAACATTTCCCTTGCAGCCTTGGTTCGCTTGATATGTTCAGAGTACCTACAAAAGAAGTAGGGTTCCGCTCCTACTCCCGACCAAAGGAATTAAGCGAAACCCTCACACAAATCATAGAGATTTGGTAAATCCATTATATCAAATCTCTGTGTGATTGCAAAGGAGAATTGCATAATGGCAAACGAAGTACAGATTTTCGAGAATGCTGAGTTCGGCAAAGTTCGGACGATTGTTGTGAAGGATGAGCCGTGGTTTGTTGCGAGCGATATATGCGAAAGCCTTGGTCTTTCCAATCCTACCGTTTCGGTCAATCGCCTTGACGAGGATGAACGGTCTAAGTTTAACTTAGGGCGTCAGGGTGAGGTAAACATGGTCAACGAATACGGGCTGTATAACCTTATCCTTGGAAGCCGCAAAGATGAGGCAAAGAGATTTAAGCGTTGGATTACACATGAGGTTGTCCCCGCCATCCGCAAGACCGGCTCGTACAACGCCATCCCGAAAGAACGCAGCGAGTTCAAAGAGCAGGAGCTCAAAGCCCGTATGCTGAACGCGCGTGTGCGTGAATCGAACCAGTACCTCAAGATCGCCGCGCAGATCGACATCCCCGAGTACCGCTACATCCTGCAGGCGAAGTCCGCAGAGGCACTCAACGGCGGTGTGCCCGTTCTGCCCTTGCAGGAAGCCGAGCGTCGGACATATTCCGCAACGGAGATCGGTGCGATGTTCGGTGTGTCGGCAAACAAGATCGGAAAGCTGGCGAACGCGCATAAGCTCAAGACGCCCGGGTACGGCAAGCTGTTCTACAGCAAGTCCGAGCACTCCGTGAAGGAAGTCGAGACGTGGCGATACTACGATTCCGTCATCCCTGTGTTTGAGAAGATTTTCGGACGGGAGGCGGCGTAATCATGACGACCTCAGAACTGCTTGGTCATCAGTTTCTTCCAGATGATAACGCAATGTCAGAGATTTACAGTCTGATCGACAAGCAACGTCCGATTGACGTTTGGGAGATGATGCGCAGTTATACGCTTGGCGTCATCATGGGAAAGCGTATGGAACGCGCTCGCCGCAAGCGCAATCAGCAGTAAACAACAACTTTATCATCGAACCCGCTCAATAATGGGCGGGTTTTTTGATGCACATTTCCATGAAAGGAGGTGATACGATGGGGAAATTTTGGGAGATCAAGAACGATGCAGGCGCGGATGCGGAGCTTTTGCTTTATGGTGCGATCTCGGATAGGTCGTGGAGCAGTGATGATGTGACACCGCGTCTTTTCGCAGAGGACCTTCGCGCTCTCGGAGGGAAGTCGCTCACGGTGCGCATCAATAGTCCCGGCGGAGACGTATTCGCGGCGCAGAGCATCTATAATCAGCTGCGTACGTATGGCGGGCGTGTCACGGTGCGGATTGACGGGCTTGCCGCGAGTGCGGCGACGATTGTCGCCTGTGCGGGAGATACCGTCATTATGCCGACGAACGCACTCTATATGATCCACAACCCCGCAACCGTTACGGTGGGGGACGCGGCAGAGATGCGCACGGCGGCAGATGTGCTGGACACCGTTCGTGAGACAATCGTAAACGTCTATCAGAAGCGCACGGGTGACCAACTGACAGCAGAGGAGCTCACCGCCATGATGGATGATGAGACGTGGATGACGGCGCAGGAGGCACTTGCCTATGGATTCGTTGACCAGATCGACGAACAGAGTACGGTGACGAACTGCGTCAAAGACGGTCTTTTGATCGTCAATTCCGTATCCTGCGACCTGGGGAAATTCAGGCACGCGGATAAGGTGAGAGAACTTTTGAACAGAAAGGACAGTGTGATACCTATGGGAGAAAACACAGGAGGAAATGATCTGCTGAACAAGATCAAAGATCTGCTCGGCGGCACGGCAAAGGAACAGGCCGATGGAGGACCTGCGCCGACGTCATCGGCGGATGATGCAGTGCAGGCAGAGCGCCAGCGCCTTCTTGCGCTGGACGCGCTCGATGACCGCACGAATGCGGCAGTGACGAAGATTGTCAATCTGGCGAAGGAGAACGGCAGTACGGCGGCAGAGGTACAGCCATACGTCGACGCGGTCAAGGATGCTGTAGAGACGCGCAATGTCGCAGATGAGATTCGCAAACTGATTGAAGATCATCTGAACTCGGGCGCATCTGCCGTCGCACCGTCGCCGCAGCCGCAGCCGAAAGACAAGGTGGAGCAGACACAGGCCGACATCGATGAAGTTGTCGCAATCGCGAATAAGAACAGGGGGTAAAGAATATGGCAATCAAAGAGACGATGGCGGGCGTCGCCTATGACGGTCTTTTCGGTGGCGCAGAGATCGAAGTCCTCACGCGCAACGTAATGCTCGCATCGGGGCAGAATGTGAAGCGTGGGACGCTGCTCGGCGTTACGTCGGGCAAGTACACCATCGCCGCAAAGGGCGGCAAGGCAGTCGCGATTGCGGCGGAGGACATCAACGCGAGCAGTGCGGACACCGTCGGAACGGCATACATTACGGGCTATTTCAACCGCGAGAAGCTAATTGCGGCATCTGGCGACACGGTGAGCGCACACGAAGAGGAGTTGCGCGACGCGGGGATTTTCCTCACGTCCATGAAGTAAGGAGGAGCAAGATATGGCTATTGGAATGAAAGATACAATTTCGCTGATGCAGGCAATGGAGCGCATCAAGCCGCCTGCAACCCTGCTGGTTGACACGTTTTTCCCGCAGATTCCGACCACGGCAGTCACCTCGAAGATTGCCGTAGAATATCGCAAGGGCGGGCGCCGTCTTGCGCCGTTCGTGGTTGAGGGTGGGCACGGCATCAACGTCGCGCGCGACGGCTCGACCGTAGACATCTACGAGCCACCGATGGTTGCCCCGCGCCGTACGGTGCGCCCGGAGGACATTGAGCAGCGCGGGTTCGGCGAGACGGTTTACTCGACGAAGACGCCCGCACAGCGCGCAACAGAGATTCAGGCAAATGACCTCGCCGACATGCAGGCAACGATCATGAACCGCAAAAATCAGATGGCGGCAGAGATCCTGACGACGGGCGCATACACGATCAACGGCTATGCAGACGACGGAACGACGGTCAAGACGGCGAAGATTGCATTTGACTGGAACCAGAAAATCACACCGTCGACTGCATGGGACCAGCCAAATGCGAGCATTTACAGCGACCTGCGGAATGCATCCTCACTCATTCAGGAGAATGCGGGCATGGTTCCAACGGTCGCAATCGTCGGCAAGAACATTGCAGACTACATGCTTGGCAACAATGAGATTATGAAGTGGCTCTCTGTTCCGTCGAATGCGAACCTCTCTATTGCGAGCATCCAGCCGCGCATCGAGAGTCCGCAGGTCGCGCGCATCGGTCTCATCCAGTCGCTGAACCTCGAGGTATACAGCTACATGGAGACCTACACGAACGACGCGGGCAAAACTGTTCCCTTCCTCGGCGAGAATGATGTCATCATTGGTGTGCCAGGGCGCGGCCGTCAGCTGCACGGAGCAGTTACGCTCATCAATGACACGGAAACAGGGTTTGAGACCTATTCGGGTCTTTACGTTCCGCAGTATGCTGCATCCAAGACGGCGAATACGATGAGCCTCACACTGTATAGCCGGTTCCTGCTTGCTCCCGAGTTCGTGGACGATTGGGCATACATCAAGGCGAAATGAGGTGAGAGACGATGAAGGTTGTTGTAACGAACGGCTATGTGACCGTTGGGAGCATCCTGCACGCTGCAGGTGTAGCGCTTGATCTTCCTGACGGTGTCGCAAAGAACCTCCTTATGAATGGCGTCGTCGAGCTTCCTGAGATGGTGTTGCAGGACGGAGAGAATCCGGATACGGAGGACATAGGGGACAACGAGCAGGACGGAGAGAATTCGGATACCGAGGATCCCAACCTTGATTCGCTCGAACTCCCTTCCGTCGACCCCGTCGCTGCCGCTAGAAAGCCGCACGGACGGAAGAAATGAAATCCTTTCGGCAGCAGGTCACAGATGATCTCGGTGTGTTCCTGAATATAGATGAGCTTGCAAAGGAGCACACAATCAACGGAATGCAGGTGCAGGCAGTCTGTGAAGGGCTGACAACGAAAGAGTACGTCCAGCGAACAGGGCGCAGCGGATTATTCGAGGGTGTTGACGCCCGCACTGTGATCCTGCATATCCGAAAGACGGACATCCCAAATGTTGTGCATGGCAACGTCATTGAGCTTGACGGAGAGATGTATCGCATCGCCGATGTAACGGACGACATGGGAATTCTCACGTTGACATTGGAGGCGGGTGCGATATGAGTGTAGAGGTTGACGCGCGGGACATCGACAAAGCCGTGAAAGCGCTGGGGAGTGTTCCAAATGTCGTGGAACAAGCGACGGCGGCGGCACTCAATCGCGCGGTGATCGCAGGACGTACCGCTGTGTCAAAGGGGATTCGCGAACGCTATACGATTCGGGCATTCGATATCAAAGATCAGGTGCGTATCAAACGCGCTACGAAAGGCAGCCTCGAGGCGTCTGTTACAATCAGCGGATCTCCGATTGATCTCACGAACTTTCGTGTGCGGATTTCACGCAGGGGTGCTTATGCACAAGTCAAAAAGGGCGGTGGCGGTATTTTGCCTCGCTCTTTCTTCATGGTTGTGGGAAGGGCGGGGCTCTACCACAGAGCCTCAGAATCCCGACTGCCGATTCAGCGTGAGTTTGGACCCTCAGTTCCGCAGATGGCGGGAGAGACAAACGTCAGTCAAGGCGTACAAGAACGTATGCAGGAGGTTTTTCAAGCACGCTTTGAACACGAGGTTATGCATAGATGGGAGGCGATGGAATGACACCGATCGGATGTGCCCGAGCGTTGGCGGACTTCCTGCAGAAGCATTTTGAAGATATCAAGTATCGCCCGATTGACGAGAAGATAGCGACGAACCGTCTTATCGTTCGCGATGGCTTTCTGCCAAAGGTTACAAGCAACGAGGAAAAGAAAAAGCAAGATCCGTACATTGTCATTCGTCCTGTGGAAATCACAGATACGGATGAAGGCTCTGTGATGAAGCTCCAACTCCTCATGATGACGTACAGCGCCGACATGGAGAAGGGGCACCTTGACCTCTACCACATGGCAGAGATCGTGCGGCAGGCGGTGGAGCAGCAGACCATCATCGGAGAGATGTATATGCTCAAGCTGCCCGTAAAGACCCTGATACCGGAGGAGCAGCCGTGGCCGGAATGGTGGGCGTATATGGAGCTGACCTATACTCTTGGCCGTCCCGGGAGCGGATTTAATCAGTATTTGACGAATTGAGGTGTAACGATGGCAAAGAAAAACGACGAGACCGAAGTCAAGGAGCAAGACATGCAGGAGACCGCAAAGACCAACGTGCAGCAGGTTATGTATGTCGGTCCAAGCGTGCCGCGTCTTGGGCTTGTGCAGAACCGCGTCTACATTGGCGATGTGGATGACGTATTCGCGCCGATCAAGGAGAAATATCCGCTCGTTATGCAGCTCGTTGTCCCCGTCGAGGACAGCATGCGGGCGCGTGCGGATGTGAACACGCCGGGGACGGCATGCTATATGGCGGCACAGCAGATTGCAGGAGGTGAAGGGTAATGGCAGGATATAAGCATGGTATTTATGGGCAGGAGGTGCCGACCTCTCTTGTACCGATGACACAGATCGGCGCAGGGCTTCCCGTCGTGTTCGGAACGGCGCCAGTGCATCTAGCGGCGGATGCGGCAAAGCCGAACACGCCTATCCTCTGCTACAAATATGATGAGGCAGTGGCGGCGCTTGGGTATTCCGACGACTGGGAGAAGTACACACTCTGCGAGTTCATGAAGTCGCAGTTTGCGCTTTACAACGTCGCGCCGGTGGTGTTCGTGAACGTCCTCGACCCCGCAAAGCACAAGAAAGCTGTTACGGATAAGACCGTCAATCTCACCGACCGGGTCGGGAAACTTGCTGAAGCGGTCATCCTTCCGACGCTGAAAGTCAAGAAAGCATCCGCGGGGCAGCCGCTCACAGCGGGGGGTGACTATACGGCAACCCATGGCGGGGAGGGCGCG